AATGATGCTATTATATCAGGATATCAAGATACTTCTCTATTAGGTTCAACTAATAGTAGATCATTCTCAGGTGGTGGTGGTATTGTTTCTAGTACACCTGCACCAGATTCTAATCTTGAATATACTTTCTCATTCTCACAATCTCAGTATCTTAGTAGAATTGATGGATTGTTCTTAGATAAGAAAGGTAAGTTCCATGTTAAGGAAGGTAATTCTTCTTTAAATCCAACTAAACCAGATCCAATTGAGGATGCTATTGCTTTGTACTACATGTACATACCAGCATTTACTCAAACAAGTAAGGATGTAAGAATTGTACCAGTTGATCATAAACGCTATACAATGCGTGATATTGGTAAGTTGGAAAAACGTATTGAGAGACTGGAATATTACACTACGTTAAGCATTCTTGAGCAGCAAGCACTCAACATGCAAGTTATTGATGGTAATGGTAATAATAGATTTAAGAGTGGTTTCATTGTAGACAATTTTGAGACTCATAAGATTGGTTCATTACAATCAATTGATTATAAGTGTTCTGTTGATACACAACAATCTGTAATGAGACCTCAAGCAAAAGAGGATTCATTTAAATTAGAAGAAGTTAATACTAGAGATGATCAGAGAAGTTCTGCTGGTTATGTAAGGAATACTGATCGTGTTACGTTACCATTTACAGAATTACAACTATTAGGAAATGAGTTTGCAACTAAGACAATCAATCCCAATCCATTTGTAGTATTACAATATGCTGGTGATTCATTTGTTGGTCCAAATGTAGATTCTTGGTATGACACTAGTGTAGCACCACTTGTTACTGATAACAATACTAATCTATATTCAATTTTCCTCGCTAAAGATAATTTAAAGGATGCATTCTCTAGTCTTTATAGTTCATATAAAGTAAATTGGTTGGGTGCAAATAGATCATTCTTTAATATTGATTCATTTGGTGATACAAATAGTGATGTGTCAGGTTCTAATGTTACTAGTGCATCTGTTTCTAGTTCATCAAACGTAAGTCCTGATAATAATGAGATTGGAAAAGGACTTTCTACTAAGGGAGTTGGATCTAATGTAGTTTCTACTTCTCTTTCATTCTTTGCTAGAAGTATTCCTGTTAATTATGTAATCAATCGTTTAAAACCAAATACAAGAATCTATACTTTCATGGAAGGACAGGACGTTTCTCGTTGGGTCAATTCTGATTCTAAGTATACAGGTATTGCTGGTAATTCATTATCATCATTTAATAGTCCTATTATCACAGATGAAAATGGTAATGCTAGTGGTATTATTTTAATTCCTGCTGGATTGCCTCCTAGAGAAGCAAGTGTATGGAATGGTGATGCTGATAATTTAGATTATGATACTAGTGCAAGTGAAATTAGATTCACTACTGGTGTAAAGACTATTAGATTTACATCAAGTTCTACAGATGCTAGTAAGGACACAGTAGAGACATATGCAGAAGTTAAGTACTATGCAACTGGTCTTCTACCTGAGAATCCATCTTCTATTGTTTCTACTTCACCTGCTTTCTTTAAAGCAAATGAAGGTACACAAGTAACAGATAGTAATACAGAGAATCCAGTTAAACCAAATCCACTTGCTCAAACATTTACTGTTGATGGATTTGATGGTGGTGTATTTGGTACTAGCGTTGATCTATTCTTCTCCACTAAGAGTTCTAATATTCCTATTAGAGTATATCTAACTGATATTCAAAATGGAAAACCAGGTAAGAATATTATACCTGGCACACAGAAAGTTATTAATCCTGACACATATTTAAGAGTACTTGCAAGTGATACTCTTACTGTAACAAAAGGTGAAAAGGTTACTGGTCAAATATCCAATGCTTCTGGTCCTATTTCACGTGTATTTGATAATAATAATATTGAACTTGTATCATCAACTACTGGTATATTCTCATTAACTAATGATCAAATTTACACATTAGTTTTAGATAATCATACTGGAACATCTTTTAAACAAGATGAGACATTAACTGTACCATCAATTGTTGCTACTAATAATGAAAGTAATACATCCAATACTCTTAAGATAGCAAAAGATTCTGGTAGAGTTACAGATTTGACTATAAAAAATACTGGAGTATCTTATGATTCTGCAATCATAACTTTAGAAAGTCCACAACTACCTGGTGGTGGCGGTGCTACTGCTACAGTTAGAGTTTCTAATGGTAAAGTTTATCATTCAGATATTATTTTATCTGGTTCTGAGTATACAGAACCTCCAGCAGTTATTATTAGAGGAACTGGTACAGGTAATTCTGGTGCTGTAATTGAGTCTTCAATTACTATTGATACACCAGCAGTTCGTATGGGTATTGCTGTTGATCAGGATGGAGCAACCAATTCCACTATCCCAACTAACTTCAAGTTTGATTATCCTGTATATCTACAGAATGACACTGAGTATGCTCTTGTTCTTGAGACAGACTCTATTGATTACCTTGTATGGGCATCTAAGTTGGGTGAGACAGAGGTTGCCACTAGCACAACTGTCACAACACAACCTGCTTTAGGTTCTCTCTTCAAGTCTCAAAATACTAACGCTTGGACAGAAGATCTATTTGAGGATCTTAAGTTTAGTTTACATCGTGCTGAATTTGATATTACAAGAGCAGCAGAATTACTTCTTACAAATGAAGATCTTGGTTACGAACTATTAGATGCAAATGCAGTAGAAACTAATACCAATTCTGAATCTAATGCAACATCACCTTTGTTTAAGAATAATAGATCTATCATTAAAGTAAATCATCATAACAATGGATATAGTAACAATGAAGAATCTCAGGTATTCTTCAAAGGTATAAATGATGTGGGTGGACTTTCTTCTACAGAGTTAAATGATACTCTATACAAAGTTACTAACGTAGGTATTGACAGTTATAATATTACTTCTGTTAATAAAGCAACATCTAGTGCTTTTGGTGGTGGTTCATCCATATATGCTTCATACAACAGAAAGTTTGAAAAAATTTATGCAAATGTTCCTAGTTTATCGTTTGCTCAAACTAAGATAGAGAGTTCTGTTAAAACAACAAACATTGCTCCTGTTGATGATAATGTTGGAACCTTTACAGCATACAGTCAAACAGAAGATTATGAAAAGACTTTCTTGAATGAAGATTTCTTCTTTATTAATCAGAAAGTATTAGCGTCTAGAGTTAACGAAAGTCTTAACAGTATTGATAGATCATTAACATATAAAGTAGATCTGTCAAGTACAGTGTCTTATCTTTCACCTTTAGTTGATATATCAAAAGCATCAATAAAAACTATTAGTAATAGAATTGAAAATGCTAGTGGTAAAGAAGATAGATTTGGTCGTAGAGATCAAATTCTAGAGTTCTTCACTGTATGGAAATTAACAGTAACTAATGGTACAGGAACTGCTATTACAGATAATCAAAGAGTTACAGGATTAACTACAAATGCTTCAGGAACTATTCTTAAAGTTGATGGATCTGATTTATATGTAAGAGTTGATACAGTAAATACTTTTACTCAAGCAGAAGGACTTAAGTTTGCTACTACAACTGCTTTAAATCCAGACACTACTGGTGCTAATGCAGGTGTTCCAAAAGTAACTGTTACTGCATCCGAAGGTAATGTATCAGAGGTTGTTCCTACAATTCCAAACTTATCTTCACCACAATCAACTGTGTTTGTTAGAGATGCATCTGCTATAAATGAAAATTATGATAATAAGATTAGTGGTGCAGTTGTATTATGGAATCAGAATAACAAGATTCTAACAGTTATTAATGATAAGAAACCAATCAATAATAATTATACAAGTAAGAGTGGAGTTGGTGACTATTCAAGAGTAGCGGTTTCAGCAGTTAATGACACACAAGTTAATGATATTATACGTGTTGGTGATATCATTGGATGGACTGGACAGACTGCTGGTGAAGAAAATTATGTTATGGTTTCTAAAGTAAGTTATGAGAATGGTATTGATTTCGTATCTGATACTCAATCTAAAGGAACTTCAACTGCTGCATCATATATAACTAAGGAAGTTTCTATTGAAAATCCAGCAACAGGAATTGATGTCAGATTGACTGCAAATACTGTTGATATCAAAAATATTGAACTTCTTTATAGAATTAAGAAATCATCTTCAGAAGAGAACTTTGAAGATATTGAATGGGTATACTTTAATAGTACAGGTGTACCAGATGTTGACGTAATAGCAACTGCTGAGAATTCCATTAGTGGAATCACAGAGAAGCAATCTTCATATCAAGAATTGACATACAGTGTTGATGATCTTCCTGAGTTCTCATCATTTGCCATCAAGGTCGTAATGAAAACATCAAACCCTGCATTTGTACCGAAGATCCAAGATCTACGGGCTGTAGCATCATACTAAGAGAATCCCCCCAATGCCATTAAGAAACGTAGCAACGACATTTACAATAGAACAGCAGAGGTTAGAGATTAACAATCTCGCTGGTGATGTCAATAACATAGCAACTGGAGCAACCACTGTTGGTACTGCAACCACTGCCAGTGCTCTTGCAGCAGGTGCAACTGGTACTGACCTCACACTGAGTGGGACGCTAACAGTCAACGGCACTCAGACGATTTTGAACACTGAGACACTTCAGGTGGAGGACAAGGAAATTGTCATTGGTAATGTTGCAACACCTACTGATGCTACAGCTCATGGTGGTGGTTGGAAGTTAAAGGGTGCTAACAACAAAACTATTACATATAATCAGACTGGGGATAAGTGGGAATCTAA